CTGAACACGCTCCACCAGCTGGAACGAACAAAATCGGCCTGGGCTATCCGCGAAGCCGCCGATAACCTGGCCGATCAATTCGGAATGGACCGCGATTCCGCCTAATTCTGGTTGTACTTCTGGTACAGCCCGGTATAGGTGTGGTGCTGGGGGTGCTCAGGATTAGAGCGCCCATCCCACTCGTACAACTTTTCGAGCAACTCCACCCGGGCATGGTCGACGATCACCTGCCCCCAGTTCTGGCGATCCAGCTCAGTGACTTGACTGCTCACGTTTAGCCTCCACGAGTTTCAGATTCCGCCGAGCCGTCTCTTTCGGCCCACGGGACGAGCGCACCAGCTTAGGCTTTTTCGCCGCCTGCTCAGGCACCTCAACCTTGCAATTCGGATAACGATTCGTGGCAAACGTAATCGCCTGCTGGAGCGACTCCGCCCGAACGAGATCCCGCATTGCACCTTGCCCCGGCAGCCAAATCTTTAGCTCGAACAGCTGCGCTTTTTCTGCACTGGTGCGTGAGCGACCTTCACCGAGCCGCAGCTCCGGGTCTTGCTGGTTCTGGAACGGTACTACTTCCATGACCGGGGATAGGCGGGTTCATCAACGCTATGCACAGCAACGTTGCTGTTAGTGCACTCAGCAACAGCTCTCGCCGCAGCGACAGCTCGTTCATATGTGACCCACGAGGATGCATCCTCCTTGGATTGGGTGAGACCAATTCCTTGGCCAGGGCCGTAAACCGCCGTAACCCAGCGATCCTCGACCATGACGACATAGCGCGTCATCTGCCTTTGTGTGACTACTGTGTGAGCCTAAAGCTTCCGCCTAGTCTTCGTCGGTATGTATCGAAACACAACCGAGTCTCATGCGTCAGTTTCTGACACATCTCCTGATTGCTTGGAGCGCATCCTTCCCTGCACCCGCCGCTGCACCGACTCCGCCCAAGCTGCCTTATCAGCAGCCTCCGCAGCCTTGTAATCCGACGCTGGAACGGCTTTTTCCAAAGCGGCGTAAACCATATCCCGCAACATCCCCGTTACACGCTTGCCCTCACTGGCTGCAAGCTGTTCAGCCAACTTGTAGCGGTGGCTGTCCAGCAGCAACTGACAGTAAATTTTCGACCCGTGCTTCAGCGGCATTGCTGGTTTTCTAGTCTCCTACACAGTAGCATACTGCGACACATTAGACGCGCCAGCGCACGTCCTCATCCACCCCCTTCCTCCACGAGTTCGACTGCGCCAACCGTGCACTGGTGCGCTGCTGCCTGGAACCCTTCCTAACTCCCCGCGCAAACTCCAAAAACGCAGCCATTCTGTGCAAATCGCTCGTTTTGGCCGCACGAATTTCCCGCATTAGCCACTCCATCACCAACTCACGGCCCGTACGCGGGAGACTCATGAGACTAAATCTGAGACTCGCAAGATCGACTGCACATGCTGATCAGGGCAAAGCTCCAGAGCCCTCATCCTCGCGGTGAAGGCATCTGGAGCAGTAACAAACAGGTCGTGCGTACCACCGTGACGCGGGTGCATCCGCACTCGGTATTCGTAGTCTTCGACGACCTGTTCGGCGGTCACTTTGCCTGATCCCAGCTATCCCCGACCTTAGCTTCGGCAAGCGGTGGAATCTCACCCAACCACTTGGCCTCACACTCTTCCATCACGGATTGCAGCTGGAGCGCCCAGGTATCGGCGTGTTCTTCAACGACGAGCAGGATGATTTCGTCGTGCACCACGCCGGCCAGACGCACCACGTCCTCCCCGTCGGCGTGGAGTAGCGGCCACAACTTGCCAAGCGTAAGTTTGAGGACTGCTGCACCGGCTCCCTGGATTGGCGTATTACAGCGGGTAGTGAGTTTGTTGTGCTCGCCCGGTAGAAACCGCCGCAAGCCCGAGATGCGTACGCGGATAGATGGATTGTCCTTAGCCGTGTCAGCAGCGCGAGCATTTGCGCGCTGCCATGCGGCGATGCCTTTATATGCAGCGTGGAACTTTTCCCGGACCTCCGCAGCCTCATCAAGATCCATCTGGATCCCCATTGCTGCTGCGTAGTTCCTGAGTCCTTTTGCACCACTGCCGTAGAGGAGTCCGAAGTTTGCCGATTTTGAGACCTGCCGCTGCTCCTTTGTAACCTCATCTTCGCCAACACCGTAAATCTGCGTCGCCGTAATCGTATGCAGGTCTTTCCCCTGCTGGAACACCTGAGTCATAAGAGAATCCTTAGCTTCTGCCGCCGCAAGCCGTAACTCCATCTGCCCATAATCTGCTACAACAAACTTCCACCCTGCTGGAGCTTGCACACAAGCCCTAAATCTCTGATCCCTTGGAATTTGCTGAAGATTGGGTGACATACAAGACATCCTTCCGGTATCAGCCCCCATTTGCATATAGCTGGCACGAATAAACCCATCAACCGACAAATTCTTCAGCAAAGTGTCGGCCATCTGCCGACGTTTCTCCACCCGTTTCCACCTCAAATAGTCCGCCACAACCTTGTGGTCGCCTACATATTCCTGGAGCGCCAGCTTGCTAGCACTGGGCTTATTACTTTTGGCGTCCATCGGCGGCTCACCCAACAACGCGGTGAACTTTTTCAGCAGCTGCGCCGGACTGTTGAGATTAAAGACGTTCGGATCTACCTTTTTACCTTTCGCGCCGGGCTTTGTCTGGTACAGCAACTTACCATCAATTCCACGACAAAGCTTGTGTCCTTCCGGCAACGCAGCATCAAAATCTTCGATGAACTTCTCACCGACTTCGTGGTGCTCAATATCCAAATCCTCAATCAATTTTTCCAGCGAATCCTTATTAAAAGGCAACCCGGTTCGCCATAACTGCGCCATCGCCGGCAACGCATTGCACTCCAGATACCAGGCTGGATACAAACTTGCCGTCGCCATCCGCTGCTGGATCTGTTCGTAAAGATCAAGCAAGACCAGCACATCTTTCGCGGCGTACTGCAGCTGGCTCTCGGTCAGATCACCCGACCAGTCACTCTTCTGCTCCTCCTTAGACATATCCTCATGCAGGTAGCGTTTCACCAAGTGCTGGAGCCCGTGCTTCACATTGGGCATCCCGTTGGTGAGAATCCTGCTGGCGAGCATGGTGCAAAGCACTCGCCCCGCCGGATAAATCTCCTGCTCCTGCAACCAACCAAGATCGAAGACCGCGTTGTGCGCCACCCATGTGCGCTCCACGTTGAAGAACTCCTCGACCTCGATCCAATCGTTGTCATCCAACGAAAAGCAGTCGAGCACCACAGGCGGTTTGCCTGGAGCACCCAACTGCAGTAGCCGCATCCCGCCGATCGTCGGCTGGAGCTGCGTCGTTTCCGAGTCAAAAGCGATGAGCTTCTCATCGTCGAGCGTGTGGAGGTGCTCGATCCCTTGAAGGAAGTCCAAGCCTGGTAGGGCAACTTGTACCCTACTACTCTAGCAGGCTGTCAAGCTCCCGTGCGGAGCACAACTCAGCCGCCGCGAGTGTCCCACCCTCGGGAAGTCCCAGCAGACACCGCTTATCCCAGTGCACGCAACACCGGCACGGCCCTCCATTCTCCTGGGGCTTGTAGCTCTGCCGAATCCGCTCCATGCGAATCTCCCGTAACCCGGCCTCACTGGAGCGATAGCACTTCATACACATCACGGGGTTGGTTGTGTGTTTGCCGCACTTCTGGCACGGCCTGCTGTTGATCGTGATTGCCATTAGGAAAAATGAACACGTAAAAATCCAGGTAAACGCCGAAGAAGATGCTTGCGAGAGTGCATTGCAGCACCTTGCGGCAGCTCTACTTCAACAGTGAAAACAGCGTGCCCACAGTTAGAGCACTTTCTTTTGCGAAGAATTGATTCAGCGGTGTCGTGACAAGTCCGCTCCACATCAATCCGTTCGTGATCACAATTAGCGCACCGCATCAGTCAACCCAGCTCCAAGCAAGCCTTTTACAGATACGCCAAGCGTGTTTGGGGTCAACGTCAAACTCATCCGCAAGTTTGCGATACGACCACCCCTCTGCTTGTAGTCTGCGCATTTTCTGCACAAGCTCAGGCGTGAGGATCGCGGCAAAATTTTCTTCTCCGCGTTTGAAAGGTTTAGTAGTAACCATGGGTCAAGTAAGAATCAGTTGTTCCAATGCCGGATAACTCCTGCGCAAATAAAAATGTTCGTAATCATGTAGGCCGCCAGGATACAGAAACGCACCAGTGCAACCTGATCAGCAATCCGGTCGTGCTGGTGCGCCTTCTCCCCCAGGGCCTTGGCGACAATCCGCCACCAGTGCCTCATTGGTCCCGGTACGCCTCCGTGGCAAGCGTGTTGATAAGGCGGGTGAGATACCACCTGGCTTTGCAAAAATCCTCGTAGGGATCTTTCTTCAGCCACGCCCGACTGACGTATTTGATGACCTGCCATTGCAGACCACCAACAACAGCATCGGGCGCGTGCTTTACCCAGTCCTCAATCACGTCGATCACCTCGACGCGCCCAGCCGTGTAATGACTGGGCTGATTAACTGGATCACTCATCCCTTAGACCCCTGAACAGCAGTGTCGCCGTGATAACGGCCTGTAACTGAGTAGCTCTTGCCGGGCAACATCGACATTTTGTGGAACACAATCTGCGCAATACGCATACCCGGCCACAACGCAACAGCGTGCAAAGACCTAGCGTTCTGTAGTTCCAGCGT